AATTGACTATCTTGATACATTATCCGACGATAACAGGAGAATCGAAGCGTGTACAAACATAATCAAGGTTTGTAAAAACATATCTGTCGAGCTACAAAGAAAAGCTATTTAAAAAAAGGAGGCCGCGCGTCTTGACGGCATCGACAAGCACTCGCGCATCGAGCGGTATCTCGCCACTGGTGATACCGACTTCGACCCCATGCTTGAGGCGTTCGCGGAACTCATCGAGGGCAAAGAGTTGCTTGCATCGGAGCGTCCGCTATTCTCGGAGAAGCACCGCTTCTGCGGGAAGCCCGACATCCTGTGGGCTGACGCGACGTGGGACATCAAGAGGAGCTTCGGGCGAAGTGTCAAGCATTCCTTGCAGCTTGCCGCCTACGACATTCTCCGCGAGGAGAACGGGCTCGGGTCGAACAACGAGTGGTGGGTCGCGGTGTGGGACGGGAGCGAGTGGAAGCTCCGCAACGTGTTTAAAAATTACCAGGATTCGCGCGAATGGTTCTTGACACTGGTACGCTTCCACTGGTATTATTCCCCGAAGCAACGAATACCGAAGGAGGAACTATGAACGGACACCCCTACGCCGAGTTCTTTAACCGCAACGGGCTACTACCCGACGAGCCCTACGCCCCGCCGCGAATGATAGAGTGCGCCGGGTTGGTGGACTATGTCGAGTCCTGCGACGAGTGCCCGTGCTGCTCTCAGTACGCGCGAGGGCTCTACCGATGCAAGTTAATCGCAAAAGTCTATTGGCACCCCACGTCGGGCGTGTCGTCGCGGATTGCGGACAGGTACACGATTCATGCCCATTGTCCGCTGAAGCTCTACGACGAAAAAAAGAGTTGACGATTATGTCGCATTGTAGTATCTTGTATGCGTCGGTACAAAGACTTGTATCGATGTGTACATAGCCCTCACGCGACCTACCCACTCGCGCGGGTGCTAACAAGCACAGAGCCGCACATATCCCGTGGGTAAGCCGCAAGGCTGGGAGTGTGCGGCTCTTTTATTTTACAACCAAAGGAGGACTCGTTTATGAATAATGAGCTTCAGCTCACAACAAAGACTTACCGGGCAACTTTTACCGGGATTGAAATACTCGGTAAAAGCACGAAGGAGGAATGGGAGTGGTACGGGCAAGGGCTACGCATGGTAGAGGAGGCGAAGCAATGGGCAATCGGAGACTGGCTGTGTGACGGCAAGAAGCATTACGGTGACGGGCTGTATGAGAAGGCGAGTAAGATATTAGGGATGGAAGAAATTAGGTTGAGACAGTTTAAGTCTATATCTGAAAAATATGAAATGTTCTGTCGACAGAACAAATTATCATATACGCATTATCAGGAGGCGTCTGTAATAACAAAGCTTGCCACCAACAAGAAAGGAAAACTTGAATTAAGCGATGAAACAGACATGGACAAAATTCAAGATTTCCTTAAAAAAGCAGAAAAAGAAAAATGGACGGTTAGGGACTTGCGGGATCAAGTCTCGCGGTATAAGAAGCAACAGCAAGAAGAAATAAGGCTCGCCAATGAACCGGAGAAGTATAGCGTCATCTACGCCGACCCTCCGTGGAAATATGATAATAGCGGATTTGAAATGTCAGCCGAAAAGCAATACGACGTAATGGAAACAGGAGATATTTGTAGGATGCGCATACCCTCCGCTGAAAACTCAATATGTTTTATGTGGGTAACAAACCCCTTATTGGAAGATGGGCTGCGCGTGATGAGTGAATGGGGTTTTGAATACAAGACCAATATGGTGTGGGTGAAGGACAATCACACTGCGGGCTTTTATGTGTTCGGGCAGCATGAGCTATTATTAATCGGAATAAAGGGGAGCGGAAATCTCCCAGAAGAAAAGTTTAAGTCGATTATTACTGGCGACAATCGAGTCCATAGCAAAAAACCAGACTGTGTATATGAGATGATTGAAGCGATGTTCCCGGTTGGCAAAAAGCTGGAAATGTTCGCGCGCAACAAGCGGGAAGGGTGGAATAGTTATGGCAACGAAATTTGAGGAGAAGCTGGCTTTTGGTAAGATCGCCGAGAAAGAGGTTGAGGCTTTATATATGGATTGCGGATTCAGCGTGATCCGTAGTTATGACTATAACGGAGAAGATAATAAGTCTCCGCGAATGTTTGCTAAAAAAAAGAATTACGTTTTGCCAGACCTTGACGTTAGCCGAGCCGGTGTTCGCAAGTGGCTGGAGTGTAAACATTACTCTCAAACTCCAATGAATAGAAGATTGGGAATCCACGTCCACGGAATAAAAAAGAGGTTATATAATGATTACTTAAACGTTCAACGCGAAACAGGAACTCCAGTTTTTTTGGTTATTAAAGAAATAGAGGGAGATTGTCTTTTGTATGCGCGTCTTGATTCTCTTAAAACATATCCATGTCAGTGTCACCACGAATGCACCGAACAATGTTTGATTTACTTCAACAGGGCAGACTTTCAAATATTAACAAAGGAGGCCGTGTGTGAGTAAAAAACGCTACGTAAATACAACATTTTGGCGTGACGATTATATATCTTCACTTGACCCATCCGAAAAGCTTTTATTTCTTTATTTGCTCACTTGCCCCGATACTACCATTGCGGGAGTTTACCAGATACCACTTAAGATTATAGCGGCAGATACTGGTTTTGACCGCGACATGGTTATTAAGATATTGGCACGGTTTGAGACGGACGGTAAAGTCTTATATAGGGACGGCTGGGTGGCTATTAAGAACTTTATAAAGCACCAATCGGTGAATCCGTCGGTGCAAGGAGGTATCGAGCGGGAGTTGTCGTCTGTTCCTGAGTGTATGAGGGCGTTTGTTGGGACAGCCTGTATACAGCCTGTACCCAGTCTGTCTGAATCCGATATATATAATATTAAGTTAAGTAAGGTCTTTATAGCACCGACCGCGAAAGAAGTCCAATCTTACCTTGACGACAGAAATATAACTACCTTCACCGCTAACCAGTTTATAGACTTTTACACCGCTCGCGGCTGGCTTATCGGTAAAACAAAGATGAAGGACTGGCAGGCCGCTGTGCGTACATGGGAGTCCCGCGCGAAGTCAGACCCCAAGCGACCAAAGACCACCGAGGAACTATATGGCTGATATCATCCACGACACCGACGCCGAACGCGCTATCATCGCCACCGCAATTCAGCGCAATACATACCTTAGCCGCCTACTAGAATTGGAGCCTACTGATTTTTACTCATCGGAGAACGCGCTTTTACTAAGCATAATGCGCGACCTTTACAACGCCGGGGAGGTCGTGGATATACCAGTAATTAAAGCTACCCTGGTTCAGCGCGGAAAGACTGAGATTTTCGACTCTCTGAAGATCGACGAGCTTCACGATGACGTGATGTACGCCGTGACGTACAACTTCGACTGGATGTTTGAGAAGGTTCTTGACTTATCGAAGAAGCGCAAGCTCGCGGCTCTCGGGACCAAGATCGTTGACGCCGCATCTACGCATGGTACTACAACCGACGAACTCGTAGAGCGAATTGACAGGGCCGTGAGTGAGATCAACCGAGACCGTTCGGCGAAGGCGGTGAGTGTGTCTGAAGTCGCGGCTGGGGGTGAGTCTGGTTTCGTCGAGGCAGAGAAGTATCTCACTACCGGCTTCCACGACCTTGACCAGATTTTACTCGGTCTGTTCGGAGGGCAGTTGATTATCATCGGCGCGCGTCCCGGCGTTGGCAAGTCAGCGTTTGCGTTGCAGATGGCCGAGCACATCGCGCGCGAAGGCCGGGTGCTTTTTTTCTCGTTGGAGATGCCGAAGAAGCAAATCATCAGGCGCATGATAACCCGTCGCACTGGTATACCGGCGAACGCGATGCGAAGTGGAAATATTTCAGGCGACCAGCGCCGCGATGTTCAGGCGACCTTGCGCGAGATAGAAAAAGATTACAACAACTTAATTGTGATTGACAACGCCACTGATTTTTATACAATCGTCAACACGGCAAAGAAGCAATACGACCAGCACGGCCTCGCGTGTATAATGATTGACTACCTACAGCTTTGCCGGATGAAGTCAGCGGAAAAGAGATACTTGCAGTTGGGAGAGATGACGGCGACGCTGAAGGCGATGTCGATAAAGTACGGATTGCCGATTGTGGTATTGTCGCAGCTAGGAAGGATTTCCGAGAACAAGACACCGGAGCTTTCCGAGTTGCGCGAGTCGGGAAACATTGAGCAGGACGCCGACGTTGTTATTTTTCCGCACCGGCCTAACATGAAAGAAGGCAAGGTCGATTTGATAATCGCAAAGAACAGAGATGGAAGTATAGGATTTAAGAAACTATTTTTCAATGCTCCGCGTTTGACATTCAATTCGATGGCAGACGTGGAAGGATAAGGAGGAAGTAAATGTCAGACCTTAACAGATGGTACGGAATCGGAAGACTTACCGCTGATCCTGCGCTCACGTACACCCAGGGCGGGGCGAGCGTGACAAAGTTTTCAATCGCGTCATCGCAAACGTACACGAAGGACGGCGCGAAGAAGGAGACGACGAGCTTTTTCAACTGCGTCGCGTGGGCGAAGACCGGGGAGATCATCGCTCAGTATGTGAAGAAGGGGCACCGCATAGCGATTGAGGGCCGGTTACAGCAGCGATCCTGGGACGGTTCCGATGGTAACAAGCGCACTGCGGTCGAGATAGTGGTGGATAATTTCAACTTCATCGAGAGGGCGGAGAAGGGCGCGACCGATGCAGCCGCCGCGAAGGTCCAGGATGCTTTCGGCGGTGACGATACTCCGTTTTAATTTGCAAAAACTTCTTGACATTTTATCGTGTATGGATTACGTTGTATCCATAACGACAAAGGAGGTAGCAAATGCGGTGCCCACACTGTAAATCAAATAACGTGATCGAGCACTACTGTTCGGGATTGAGTTGGGTCGAGTGCTTGAAGTGCGGATTTTGCGGGTCCATACCTCAGTTTGAGGAGGTACTCAAATGACATCTATCATTATAGGCGGCTTAGTGGTGATAGCGCTTATCTGCACCGGGCTATTCATAATCTTGTGTCAGGTCTGCGACCGGTGAAATCGCGCCGCGAAAAAGTGATTGCGATACTCGCGCAAGAGTTCTGTGCCGTCGGAGACAAGGCCGAGCGCGTGGCCGCGATGATTGTGAACGTGCTTGAATATAAAAAGCGTTCGCGCAACGAGAACGACTACTACTGGTCTGTGATAATAGCGATGACCGCTGAGTACTTCGGCGACGATCCTCAGTCCATGCATGATACGTGGCGATCGATGTTCTTGACTATGAAGCGTCCGGGAATGCCGGACAAGATAAGGCGCACCAGCGCGGAGGACTTCACCACGCGGGACGCCGAGCGGTACTACGAGCAGATACGTGTGTACATGGCGAGAGAATACGGCTTTGTAATCCCACTACCGAACGAGGAACAAAATGTTTGAAGGCACAATCATAGACCCCGCGATCCGCAAACAATTAACACGCCAGTACCGCGAGTGGAACAACGCGCGATCAAAGATTCAGGGCGAGTTGAAGTGCAACGGCTGCAAGAACTACTTTC